AAGCTATTTTTGCATAATACTCAGCTTTAGCTTGTACTTCGTCTCCACCTAATCTAACTAATATTTCTTGATATCTAGGGTCTTCTTCAGCAAATACACTTTCAAAGAAAAACTTTTTACTCCTGTCAAAGTTTACTGCATCTCCTCTAGCAACTTTCTTAGCTGCATCCCAGATATAATTCTCTCCACCCTCTTTGATACCCTCTTTGAATATATTATAATATTCAATCATTTCCTCTACTGTTGTATTATTAGGGTCTCCTAATTTAGGAACCTGTGTATATCTAACTAAAGCTGCTACATTTCCTTGGGATACTTCAGGAGAGTATCCTTGCTCTAATAAGTCATCATATCTATGTAAATCTTGTATATATCTAAATAGACGACCTTGTGCTCTATAGCGAGGCATAGTTCCTAATGGAGCTGTAAACATATCTGAAGTTGGGAATGGATTCCATTTATTCCAACTTTCTCTAATTGCATCAAGAACACCCAGTCCCCATACTCCAAGTTGTGCATTACCTAATGCAGCACTCTGTATAGAAATAACCATATCATCAGTAGTTTTCTCTGAACCGAATTTTAGATTAGCATACTCCCATCTTTCACATTCATCTATCATAGCTTGTGTTTGATATTCATCACACAACTCTCTTACAGCTTCTGACATTGGATTTATTTTCATCATAGCAAGAGTAGCTACCATAGACTTAGGAAGTATCGGTGCAAAAGATGTATGTGCTATTGCTAAGTCAACTATCTCTGGATTTTGTTTAAAATATTCTTGATAACTTGTATGTATATTTTGTTTCGCTATTGAAGATTTTATTATATCTTCTTCTTCTTTTGGCCCTAACCACATTATTCGCTTCTACCATTAATTAACTGTGCAATAAGAGGATGGGGATTAACTGAATACATAGCAGATAGTAATATATCAACATTATTTTCTACATCATAAGCAGGCCCTGCACCTTCTCCTATAGGTACCCCTTCTGTTATTGGTTGTCCTGGTATTTCTGTTGGAGCAAATACATTAGGAGACATTTGTTGTCCTTGTAAAGGTAATGGAGCATTAGCTCCACCACTATCTCCTAATGGAGCACCCTGTTGTTGTTCTTCAAAAGCTTTGCTCTCACCATATTTTGCATTTGGTAATCGCATAACTGGTTGAGCACCATCAGTTCTTTGACTTAATGCTCCTGGTCCACTAACTGCATTCTTTCTAGTTGGAGTAGGTTTTCTATAACCGCCTCTACCACGTTTCTTTGCCATTTAAGTCCTCGTTTATTAAAATAATGATACCTGGAACTGGTTGGAACATACTAAATGCATAATTATGGAATGGACTTACACTTGGGTCAAGTGTGTCATATACTCCATATTCATTATCTATAATATCCCAAAAGTCTTTATCTTCTTCCATTAGACACCTCCAAATGCTTGTGCCATAGAAGGTGGCTGTTCTTGCCCTTGTGCAACCATAGCTTGTTCTTGTTGCTGTTGTTGAATCATTGCTTCTTCTTCAGGAGACATCTGAGGCTCCTGTGGAGTATAGAACATTCTTAAAATCTCTGTCATCTCTGCTGGATATTCATATATTGCTATAACAGCCATAGTTGCTGCTGGGTCTCCTTCAGCACTTCTAGCAAGTACCGATTCAAATAAAACATTCTCAGCTTTATTCTTTCTAATACGTTCTTGTACCTTAGCTATATTCTCAAGACCATCAATATTATCTTGTAGAGTTTCTACATCTATAACTCCAGCTTGAAGTAACTGTAATCCTGTAACAATCTTCTGTGGTTCATCGAAACCAGCCATTACTCCATAAATACGTCTTGTTCTATAGTCTCCTCCAATATCATTTATTGGACTATAGTTCTCTGCGAAAGCAGTTCCTCCATAGAAACCCTGTATAGGTTTTTTACTTAATTCAGGTATCTGTATAGCAAGTAATGTATCTAGTTCTAATCTCTTTTCATCCATCTTCTGTAAACCATGTCTAATGATTTCTCTATATTCATTAATCATTAATGACATTGTGCTATTCAATTCATTAAGTCCTGCCCCTGTAACAAAGGAGTTTGGAGATTGAGAGTCATCAGTTACTGGGTAACCGCCAACCATTCTAAGTTGTCTCTCTAATCTATCTACTTGTTGAAAGAGCTGGTAAGGAATATTATTTTGTGGCTTACTTACTTGAGTACCAGGAGCAAGATAGTTGATTGCAAATCTACCTTTTCTATACTGACCTGATTCAAGTTCACCAGATATGTTAGTCTCTGTAAATACTGAGTCTTCCATAGCTATAGCTGACATAATATTAATCTTCGCCATCATAGCCATTAAACCAATCACATGGTCATACTGTCCTTTGAGTTCATCAAAAGAAACTCTCTTCATAAAAACAAATGGTGGAGTACTTAAGAAGTTAGGTATGAAATCAAGAATCATATTCTTTTCAGGGAATATAATATAAGTTCCACCTAAGTCATAGTATTCAATTATTCTTACACCCTGACCTGTATTATCTTCCCAGTTATTTTGTTTTTCATTCTCATAAGTCTGTCCAAGACCACCTGCACCAAAAGCTGCTTCTTGTTGATTATCATCTTCATCTACCTTCAAAATCTCTTTAGCGAACTCTGGATAGATTTGAGCTAGTTTATATCTAGGTACTCTTCTAAGTACAGCTAGTTCTCTTGGTTCTTGGTCTGGTCCAAAGTTTCCAGGGAATGTATCATAAGGGTCTCTTAGTTCTGCTGTAGGATATATATAACCATTTTTGTCAGTATTAGTTGTTATAATCCAAGCAGCATATCCATAGCCAGGTAACCATCTAGCAACCTGTGCTAATTGTAAATTAAGATTTTGTTTCTCATCATAACTAGTAACAATACGTTCTAATCTCTCTGCTCTTACCTTTGCTCTATCAGAAGTATTATGATTTAATATATCTACTTTTACTTGAGGTACTCCTGATATCTTTTGAGCTAATCTATCTATACCAGACTGAAGCATATTAGGTGCTGGTAAAAGGTCTGCATCTGAGGTCTCCATCTTGTTTCCAAGTAAAGCCTTCATACCGTCAGCACCACCATTGAGTATTGCTTTTATCCTAGCTTTCTGTACTTGCCTATTCTTAGTAGGCTTACCTGATACAAGTTGAGTTGCGTTATCAACTATCTCTTTATAGTTTTTTATGTCTAGGTTCTCTATCCCCACGGTGCCTCATTTGTCATATCGTAATCATACTCCTGGAAGCTAGCGTCATAGTCTAGACCCATGTTCGCAGCTTGCTCTTTATTCATTCTTCTAAAAACTTTCATTGGAAACCATCCTGCCATAACTATATCAGTTTTTTCCTTATTTCGCTGAGAAACAGGCTTTCCATCAAAATACAATAATTGTGTTCTATAAGCATTAACTTTAGCAAGACTTTCAGAATTTCCTGTAGGTAAATAGATTTTATTATTTTCAAAGAGATTAGCCATAGAACCTACACCATACATAGGGTCGTGTTTATTTTTTCCAGTAACATGTCCCTGCATAGTTATACCACTTCTTAAAACAAATTCTTTTATCTTATCATCTTGTCGTATAGCAGATTGAAATCCATTCTCTTCAATAACCCAATGTTGTAAATCATATCTATGAAACCAATCAGACATAATCTGTAGTGCATGCTTCACTCCCCCACCCTGCCTATTCTCTAGGTCTATAAGGAATAACTCGCCTCTATAGGCATTTACTCCCCATAGTACTGCAGCTTGATATCCAGAACTAGCTGGGTCAAGTCCTGCAACTAAATGTAAGTTGCCTGGTATCTGCCCAACTACTAGGTCTGGTCTCATACACTTATCAATCATGTCAATAGAAAAGATTTGTGTGCCTTCTACAAAGGCTTGGTTGTAATAAACCATTTCGTATATCTGCCTACCACCTGTTGTCTCTGCTGCCTGTTGCCTAGACATTAACCATCTCATAGTTCTCTTAGAAGGCCAGAGTAAACAATCTTGATGTTCATCAACTAAGTGGTCAGGGATAGTACATTCTACTTTATGTGCTGTCTCAACAATAGATTCAAAGCTATCGTTTGCTAGTAAGTGATGGTACAAATCATCTGAGTGTTGTCTTGAACCTATAACTACTACTGCCGTATGTTCCTCTTTACGGCTCGATAGAGTAGTCGTCCACCATTGCCTAGTGTTCTCCCTAGCACCAGGTTGCATAGTCGTTTGATGGTCTTCAATATCGTCTGCAATGATAAGGTCACAATCTCTCGATAAGATTTTGCCACCTTTCCCAACAGCCACCATTGTAGGAGACTTAATCCCTGGGACGGTTCTTGTGCCAACAGTGAATTGATTCTGCGACCAGTTCTTACCAGACCTGTTATCGGGTTTAAAGTTCTTCCCTGGAGCACAAAAGTCTTCTTGTAGTCTTTCATTCTGTTCAAGATGGTCAAGTACTGAACTGACAGCATTCTTCGCAATGTCTTCATTCCCACCTACCCACATAATTCGGATGTTTGGATTTAACATTATCTGGTAGACAGCAAAGTGTATTAATAGTTCTGTCTTTCCATGTCTTGGGGGACTTAATATTAATAATTCGTTTCCTTCATCTATTGCTTTAAGTATACTACTAATCCAGTTTTCGTGAAAATCTGCAGTTTCATACTTCTCCCCAGTCTCTGTCGCGAAATACTTAGAGCGAAAGCTAGAAAAATTTTCTAAATTTGATTTAGTATCATCAGATAACTCCCAGCCTTCGGCTGCAACTTCCGTTTGAATATCTATCTTGTATGCAGCGAGCATGCGAGAGACAGTTGCTGAACTGGTGTCCAACACTGCTGCTACCCCCGCAACGTTTATATCTCCGTTAGCTAGGGATTCTGCATATAAAGCTCTAAATTCGTCATA